ATAACTTTTAGGAAGATGTGGTTGAGGTGATGATTGCCAACTACCATCAGACATCATCTCTTTACTCCATCCAATAGTGTGAGACGATACTCCAGTAGACTCACAAAACTCAATAGCTAATTTTACTTTATCATCTCCAGTTGAATCAATAATCTTTTCTTCAATAGTACCTTGTTTTTGTTTACTTATTATCTCATGTAAACCCCACTCATAAATATATGGACATACTCTAGAGATAGAGTTACCAACAAGCCATAATTTAGTAGTACCGCGTTTGCGGTCGACGGTGGCATATAAATTCATGAGCTTGGTCGGTTCCTCAACGAGGTATCTGGACCTGGTCATGAATTCCTCGAAGATAATATCTTCAACATCTAAGAAAGAACCACCCGCGAAATTTTGCTCAGTTGATAAAGCCATAGCATAACCTATTTTTTCACCCTTAACAGCTTTCATTTGTTCTATATTATATTTAGCTAAATATATTTGTTTTCTATACTGGATGATACAGTCATATTTCCCGTTAGTTAATCTATCTACATCTACATCCCCGAAATATTGTTCTATACCAGTAGAGGTTATTTCCTCTCTAAATCTTCGAAGTAATATAAATCTTTTTCCAGTTTCTAAATACTTAATAACAGCTCTTTTATGTTTTAATTGATATGATTTACCATTCGAACGCTCCCCAAACAAGATATTAATATCAGCATTACAAGAAACTAAATTATCTATGTTATAATGTTTTATTTCTCTTTTCATATTTCTTCTATCTCTTCGCAAGATAATTCATGTTTATTAATTTCTTGTAAACTTATCATAGTATTATAGACTCTAGTAATATCATTTTTTAAATTTTGTAATTCTTCTTTTAGTAATTCATTTTCAAGTTTCATTTTCTCGTATGTTTCTCTTTCTACCTTAATAACTTCATGCATTATATCATCTCCTTTAACATTTTATTTTCTTTTTCAAGTTTCATAATAACTTCATCATATAAAGCTAGAGTAATCATATCTTCTTGTTTACTTTGTATTACTAACATTAATAATTCTCTTATTATTTCATTTTTTACTTTTCTATAATTTTCATCTGTTGTTTGTCCATTAAAGACATTACAACTTCTTATACCTAGTTTTTTACAGATACTAGCAACTGTTATGTTTGTAAATTCTTTTATAAATTGATAATCACTCATTTTTTTCGTCCTCCATATATTTATTATATCTATCGAAATCTTTTATACGATAACTTTTATTTTCTCTATATTTTCTAAAACGTATCATATTAGATGATACTACTGATAAGAAATATCCATACATATCTTTTATCTCGTTTATTTCTCTTATATATTTTAACAATATTTCAACTTGTCTTTTATCTAAATAATAAACATCACTCATATTTGTAAGATAGCTTTTCATATCTTTAATTATTTTTTCAATATCTTCACTCATATTTCCTCCTCATTATAAATAGCTCTTTTACTTGATTCATCACTTATTAGATTAGCATATTCTATACTCTTTCCTAGCTCATAACTACAAGGTATTAAACAAGCCCCAGTTTTATCAGTATTTTTATAAATATTTCCTTGATAATCTACTAGCTCATTTTCAACTTGTTCATCTAAATATACTATTGTTTGTTTTCCAGTTATACTTGATTTAAAGACTAAATTATCTCTAAAATCTTCTAACTTACTTAAACACTTAGCACCTTTTTTCTTAGGAACTCCAGCAACAGTTATTTTCAATACATCTTCAATTTTTCCAGTATCTTTATTTTTTTCTTTAGTTATAACAGCATATTTTTTAGCTCCTTGAGTTATAAATTTTGAATATGTGTAATCTCCGTATTTTGTTTCACACTCAAAAACCCCTAATAAATGTTTTTCCCCCTTAATATCTTTAGGACTATACTTTTCAATAGGGATATTTAACATTTTAGAAACATATTCAATTCTTTCTTCTACTTCTTTATTATAACTTGCTATTATATTCTTATCATAACCATTTAAAAGTTTTAGAGAGTCAGTATCAGCATATACTTGATGTGTATCTAATTTTATTAAATTACTTAAAAGATTATTTCTAGCATAAGCCGTTACCCATACACCGATAGAAAATGATAGAAAACCTTTTTTTCTTTCTTTTTCAAGTAGCTCAACTATCTTTTCATTAGTCAACTCTTCTTCATACCATCCACGAACATTATCATATATAACATCATTTCTTATAGTGTTAGTACAAGTCATCCCATAAATACTATTAAACATGGCTTTAACTCTATTATAATTAACTTCTTCTGATTCAATACCTTTTAACTCAGTTTTCTTAACATATTTATCTAATATAAAGTTAATTAATAATTTAGGTAGATACTTGTATAATGCACTATAACTTTCTATTATCTCATACTCACAACTATAAGCTTTTAATATAAACTTGAAATCAACATCAGTTAATACTATTTCTATCTCATCAGCACTAATTAGTCTACCATTATCATATTTACCACCTTTAATGTATCTACATTTACTACTTGATATAAAATTATTATAATACCTACATTTTAAGTTTTTAAATCTTACTACAAGTAAATAAGCATATAATCTATACATATCATCTACTGTCTTTATATTATCTTGTATAAACTCAGTAGCTGGATATTTATAAGCCACCATTACATAAGGGTAGCTACTAGTAAAATCATATGAATCTACATTCTCAAGTATCTCATCTGCATAAATCCAATTTGCATGAGTGTAACCACCTTGAAATGACTCTAATAATAAGTTATAAATATGAGGGTCAGTATTAATTGATTTTCTCATATTACGTCTATAACCTATATCTTTATAAACTAAATTAGATAATTCTCTTCTTACTTTACCAGTACTAGTTATTGGTATTTTATTTACTTGTAAATAAGTTTCTAACTCTAGTTTTATATAGTGATAAAGAACTAAACAGTCATTCTCACAATATGCTAACTCTTTAGGAGTTAACTTACTTGTTGGTACTCTTATTATATCATAATCTAAATTTCCTACAAGTTTTTTAACTGGTAGTTTAAATGTTTCAGCTAACTTATCAAGTCCTATATTAGTCATAAAATAAGTACAATGAAACTCAATATTATAATAAGGTAGAAAACATTTAATAACTTTTCTTTGTGTTCTAGCAAATACATCACGAAACTCAAATACACCTCTTAAAAATTGAAATTCATATGATAAGTTATGTACAAAAACTATTTTTTTCTCTGGTATAATTTTGGCTAACAATTCTAAAAACTCTTTTAAATCTTCCCATGTTCTACCATAATAGACAATATCATTTATAGAAAACATCCATATATACATTATACTATAATATTCTACTCTTTCTTTTTCTTTTTTAGTCAAATTTTCATAGTAACTAGCATTATAGATTTTTCCATCTAATTTTAAATAAGAAGTAGTTTCTATATCAAAAGAATAAATGTTGTTATCTATTTTCTTATTTCTTTTACCTATTATTTTAGATTCATGATAAGAATATTCTTTATAATAAATCAACTTAAATATCTATTATAAATATCTTCTAAAAATGCTTTTGCCTCTAAATCATTAATATCAGTACTACTTCTTTTACTAATTAAATCCTCAAATTTATTATAGTCTAATTTTTGCTCTTTAGCTTGTATAATTGTAGCCCACACTTCACTTGCCCCAATTTGCTCTGTTATACTTCTTTTATCTTTATCTTCTACTAAATCATATAACATATTAACTTCTTTATTTGTTAATTTATTTCCCATATCACCGTAAGTAGCTTTTAGAGATGATTTAACATCTTTTATAACTCCTTTAATACCAGTTAATGTAGATGTCTTTTTATTCTCTAAAAAATTACTAGTTGCCTTTTCTATTGCTTTTAATTGTACATCTGACATGCTTTTATTAAGTCTTATTTTACCACTTTTAGTAACACCTTGAAAAACATCATTATTTAACTTATTATAAAGATTATTAATACCCCATGATGATTCTCCATATTGTTTTTCTATTCTACTAATAGCTTTATTAGTTTTAATAACTTGCTTTTTCAATTTTTCGTAATTATTTCTATTATATATTTCTTTTGCCATTTTATACACCTCCTATCTCAACTAATCTCATCATATATAATGCTATTACTATTAATTCTAAATCTACAATACACCATGCACCTAGTAAATATTTAACCCAAGTTTTTAATTGCATACTTATTCTCCTTTACTTTCTAACTCCTTTATTTTATCTAAAATATCTTTTGCAACTTTAAACTCTATACTTTCATTGTCATAACAATACCATTCTTCACCAATATGTTTTTTTAATTTCTTCCAATTATTTTCTTTTCTTTCTAACTCATCTTGATAATCGCCAACTGCTTCTTGATAGTCTGCTATTGCACTTTTTAAATCTTCATTCTCTCTTTGTAGTCTTTCTCTTTCTTCATTTACAAAATCCAGTGATTTTCTTAATTCTTCTTTTGTCATTTATTCATCACTCCTACCATTTAAAATATCACTTAAATACCAACTTTCACTTGCTGGTATAAAAACATCTCCAAAACTTGTAGTATGTTCTTTTACATACTCATCTGCTTTTTCTATTCTTGATTTATAATCTTCTAATTCTTCATATA